TTCTATACAGAACATCGTCGGGGGATGCAATCGCTACAGGGAAATCAAGTGTGTGATCTTGTTCTACTAACAAGGACGGGAAGAATCTCTGTTGCATCTTAACTTCTGCACGAGAAGAAAGGACTGAAGGAGAAACATCGTCAACTAGAGTTAACAGGTTCGATCTACGGAAAGCCTGTCCAAACTTACCTGTGTTCTTTGCAAAATAATTATTTACTACCGATCTGACATTTTCCTGAATTGTGTTCAGGGACAGGGTTGTTAGGTTAGGGTTGAATCTAAAGAACACCTCTGTTTCAACCCACGTCTTAACAGGATCGGTAAACTTAATACCAAACGTAGCGACTGCAATTTGTGCTGCGAGATCGACGATAGCATCTTTGGTTACTTGTTTTCTATTCTCGCCCACGTCATCTTGGAATTCGATAGACGTGAAGACAACACCAAACTCAGGTTTGATATTGTCCTCTCCACCCCAACTAGAAATGTCCTTAATAAGCGTAGAAAAGTTACGCAGGATAAGCGAATTATAGTCCGCAAAGGTAACCATCCTATTCTGTGAAGCATACTGGAAAGGAGCATTCTTACGAATCGATTCGATAGACTCCTTCTCTCCACCACCCACAGACTTGGAGTATGTGCTAACCACAGGAGTTCTTGATACGGTATTGGTAATTTTGATTGTTGAACTAGGTTCAAAGATTAACGCATTATCTGCGGCTGCACCATTTACAGACAAATAGTCGACTACAATTTTACCGCCAGGAATTGGTGTCTGACCCAATGTTGTACCGTTACCAAAACTCAATTCGAAGTAACCGTTAGGCATCTCCTTGAGGATGTACAGTGTGGATTGTTCGCTGATCGTTGTTGCTTTCAGAATGCTTGTGTACGTGACAAATTTTGTCGTACTCGTGTTTTCATAGACCTTGACCACTGCAGTATCGATATCCATATTTTTGTCGGGAATGATATACACAGCATTTTCGTCGTTACTACCAGCAATAAAACTTCTAACTTTCTTCTGACCTTCAAAGACAGGAATCTTGTCTTTCCCATCAAGTGTCGTAAATTGATAGTAACCAGCACCATCGTCGGAAGCAATCAACGTTTCGTTAGTTTGGAATGTATATTTTACAGCATCAACCTTGGAGGTGAACTGATAACCAGACGCAATAGTAATCGTGGCTTCACGTCCCGCAACGTTTGATAGGTTCATACCCATTCGAATAATGGCTTCGGATGCGGTCTTGGAGTCTGGAATATAACCAATGGCTTCTGATAGTTGCACCAGAGAACTACGCAACTGAGCGGTCGAAAGAAACGACTCGTTCAATGCAAAGTTTGCGGTGAGACCGTTTAGGTGTGTGTTGTACGCAAGGACATCCAATAGGTTCGATAGACCAGAGGCTTCAAAGTTATAATCTTTGAACTCCTCTTTCTCCTGTAAGAACGACTTAAGGTTGTTCTTAATACTTGCAAAGTCCAACGAGGACGATTTGATAGTTGTCGCCATTACCTTAACCTATTTAATGTTGTGGTGAGCTGCACTTCATCACCTGAATTTATTACTTTGAAAATAACATCAACTTGCAGAGTGTTTTGGTCTGGTAGAATTCTAGGAATCACTTCCAGTGTCCTCAAATCAACTCTAGGTTCATAAACTCTAATTGACTCATAGACGTTGTTGATGATTGCTTCTCCATCATATAGCGTGTCCAGTTCAAAGAGAAAGTCGTACAGACGTGCACCAAAATCCGGTTGGAATGGTTTTTCGTATTTACCTGTAGTCAGAAGATTACGAACAGCCTGTTTGACTGCCTGCGCCTCAGTCTTCTTGTAGATGTCTCCCGTTGTAGGTTTGGGGGAGAATCCCAAGTCGATATCTAGATTCTTACGGTTCCTTGTAGTTTTAAAGGTAACCGTATCTAGATTGCGATCCTCTATTGACAGAGCACGTTTTATTGCCATCTTAGTTCTCTTGTGTTAGACTAATTCTATTTATACTATTTTGGCAAGACTTCTACGAGTTCTTTATTGGAAAATAAGGTTCCGTTGTATTGTGTCTGAATATCTTGTTTGAACACCACATCATAAGTGGGAGGAATCATAGGAAACTCTACTAAGATAGTAGCTGTCAAAGAACCGTCTGGATTATACGTATCGTAGTCCAGAACAAGTCTTTTGAATCTCGCATTGTCCTTGAGATAGACAGCAACATCGAATGTTCTTTCCAAATCAAGTTTACCAAAACCATTGATCACTTGATAACCAATCATACGTCCATCTGCTTTCAGAAGATTGTCACCCGCAATGGTCTCTGTTGGGCCTGCAGCATACAGTCCTTCTGATACCTTTATTCTAACATCACGAAAAAAGTCTTTGTCCGCATTGACCATATTCATGATGTCAGCGTGCAACAATAAGTTACGTGCAACCTGTGCTCTCTGTTCCGCACTACCAATGTGTCCCAAAGAAGGTGCACCATATCCTAAGAATGTTGCAATGGAAATGCCCTTTGCAAGTTTAATCTTGGATGTGATCTGTACCGGATTGTGTTGTTCCGGATTATAAACGGGGTCTGCTAAATATATCATGCCGAATCCTCACTCACTCTTATTTGAGGCGGAGGTAACTCCACTTCCTCTTCTAGTTTCGATACTGTAAATTGTTTACCAAGTCCTTTGATAGTATTACCCAAAGGCGTGTTACCAAATTGTGTTGTTCTTGCTTTACCAGCCGTTCTACCAATGTTGGGTGGAACAACATCGTCAAGTTTGTCACTGATAACACCGTCTACTGCCAGTGACGCACCAATCGCATCTTTGTTTGAAGCATCTCGCATTGCAGATCGTGCTTCTTGAGTCGTAGGTTCACCATCATCAAAGACACCACCATAGGAGTCTGTTTTGAGAATTTTTGATTTCAGTGTCCCACCCGCATCGATGGTTACGGTACGAATCGCATACGCACCGCCCGCAAGGTGAAGTCCGACTAATGCAGCTTTAGGAGGGGGTGATGTAGGTGGAATCGGAACAACCGGAGGAACTACAGCAAGACCCCAACCAGGCGGGCCCAATGCACCCGCAGTTCCCGCACGTAATGACTCTCCCGCAAACTGTGAGAAAGTTGAGAATAGAGAAGTCCCGATCACCGATCCGTAGAAGGCAGCACCAGATGCGGGTTGGGGCCCAAGTGGCCCTGAGAAAGACTTACCAAAGAAGTCTACGAAGTCACCACCAAACGATCCTTTCATACCAATTGCAGATACGGTTGTACCAGAGATGTTACAGGCAGTCGATACCATGACCGCCTCCTTTTTACCCGAAAGAAGGAGTGTGGTATCAGATACCAAGTCTACTGCCCCCTCTGCAGAGATTTCGTGTTTACCTTTTGTGATGGTCTTACGTAGATCACCTAGACACGCATCGGTGTGAATGCCCATTGTGGAAATCTTTGCATTCCCCTTTGTGGTATATTCGGAATTACCAGAGGTTCTGTGTTTGTGATCCTTTGCAACTCTCTCGTTCTTGTTACCCTTAATCTTGATGTTCTGGTTACCACCAACGTCTAGGTTGAAGTTACCACCCACCCACATATCAAGGTTGCCCTCATAGGCAATCTCCGTGTTACCCTCGACTACAATCTTACAGTCCGCACCGACAGTCTCATACTTGTCCTTGGTTGCACTGATCCAAATAGACCCGTCCTTACGCATCTCAATACCAGAACCAGTACGATGACGAATCAGGACACGTTCGTTACCTTCGGTATCGTCAATCTCAATGACATGTCCTGAGTAAGTCTCTGTTACCTTGTTATAAGGATACTTGGAACGTCCCGTGTTAGTTTCGAACTCAATGGTTCCATCTTCGCCCTGTGTTGCAGTACCAAGACCCATGTCGATATTGGGGAACACCGCAGACATAGTGAGATCATTGGGTTTGTCCTTTTGTCCTACACCACCAGCACCACGTGCTGCACGGTTGATAGAACTCTCTCCCCAATAATCTTCACGAGGGAATTCTCCTGTGGGGTCTTGAAACCCATAGAGGTTAGTTCCCTCATTTTCCTGAATAGTACCCTGTTCGGCTTCTGTCTTCTTACTCATCGTATTTTACCAAATTTCCTTTGCACATATTTCTCCACGTTAAAGTACGGTTCGTTAGTAGTATCTACCAGTTCACCATAACCATATACTTTGGCGCCAGGATATCCTTTAAAGAAGGTATCTAGGAAAGTGTCTAGAGTTTGATACTGTGCAAGAGTGAACGAGTTACCCGATCTAAACGAGTTTGCACCCTCTGTACCACTAGGCGCATCAATACCACCGACCATAGCAATGTTGATGGATGTGTTTCTGTATTCTCTAGGGTCAAGTTCTGAAATCAATGTTGTTGGAATACCCCTCTGCATCGTACCATCTCTGCGAATTACATAGTGATACTGAATGGTGGGGAATCCACGGGCCTTTGCATCTTCGTGTAACATCTCTGCAGTCAAGTATTGATTCTTAAACGACTCTGTAGAGTGAATGATCAAAGATCGAATCTCACGTTTGAATAGACGAACCTCAGCCTGAAGTTCTTCTTTGGTATCACACGTCTGGAATACAATAGGTTTCTTTTCTGCGGTAACCGAATTTGCCTGTGTCGCTGCAGTAATTTCCCCTGTCTCAAACCGTTGATACGTATCAAATTCTCTTGGATAACCAACAACATCGAAAGACTCTTTCCAGATACTTCTTTCCTGAGAACCGACTTTAATTTGGTCTGTGATTGTTGTGTCGATTGTGGTAACACCCACTTCCACGACACCCATGACTTTCACAAAGTCACTAATCAAAGTTGGATCAATTCCTTTAGTTTTACATTCTGCGACAACCTTCTCTACCAACTCACGTGTATTAGAGAATCCTTTTTGTTTAGCGAGGATGGGTTTGATTGAAGGATCGACACCAACGTTTCCACCACCCACGGTCTGAACTGCCTTCGCAAGATCGACAGGAGCACCACTTTGTGTTTGTTTGATGACATTGGATATTGCTGATTTACTCAGACTACCACTACCACCTCTTCCGCCGCCACCGCCTTGGGGTTTAGGAGTTACTCCTGTACCACGAAGACTTGTTGCGCCAAGAAGGTCATTGACCTTACCAGAGGCTTGCAGGGTTGTGTTCTCAGCGAGGTCTTGTAACTTACCCCCTCCGGTCTGAAGATCACCAACTAGAGCCTTCCCCTCATTCACTAAACCTCTTGCTTTACTAACATTTTCATCTACAAAAGATTTAGCTTTGTCCACCTCGGCAAGAACACTATTGACTTCACCTGTAATTCCGTCAACCGTTGACTTCGCATCTTCAAATGTCTTTCCAAGTTCTGACAGTCCGCCAACATCATCCTGTAAGAGGTTGTTGGTGAATTCGGATGCAGGGTTGATATTTTGAATCGCAGATATTTCACTCGCAACATTACTAATATCTTGTGCAAAGTTGTTGATTGTTCCGGTCAATTCTGATAAACTAGAAACATCGGAGATACTACTCAGACTACCCGCTGCAGTTTCCAGACTTCCCATGAGTCCATCTGCCTTTGCAGCCATTGTTTCCCCAGTCTTAGACAATGCATCCATACCACTACCAGATACACCCGCAGCGCTAAGGTTATCAAGCATTGCACCGAGTCCGGTTAGGAGTGTGATGATCTGTGCAATCTGTCCCGCAATGTCACCACCGATTGCCTCTACCGTAGAGGTAAGACCGTCTAACAGTGAAGCTGAGTCACCGGATCCAAGTCCATCAATAAGATTCTCAAGACTTCCCTCACCCTCACCGAAAATTCCACCCAATTCGGGAACACTTAAATTGATATCGGTAGCTGCACGATCAAACGTCTTACCAAGACCGTCAACCTGATCGGTTAGTTCTACCAGCGCTTCACCCTTTGCTTCAAACGTTCCGGCAGAAGAGACTGCTGTCTCAAGATTCTTGAAACCCTTCTCTACCTTCCCCGCTTCCTGACCAAGAATAGTCGCATTCTTAACCAGTTCAGATTCTTTGGCTTTTTTGATTTCGTTTGAGAGTGTGGTGTTTTGACCATCCCTCGTTAATTTTATATCAAGGGCCTGTTTTATGTCAGTTCTAACAGACATCAACCACCCCCATACTTGTCATTGAGTTCATATACTTTATTCGCAATCTGTTGAACATTTTGTCCTTCGGATGTTGCTTTGATTTTACTGGTAAGACTATTACCCATGTTTGCTTTGACTTCCGCCTTGGTTGTATTTAGTTCGCTCTTTACGAAGTCAACCTGTTTGTCAAAGTTATTATAGTCCGGACTAGAACTTTTCAATTGGTCAAGTCTCTCCCCTTTGAAATTGTCAATACCGAAACTTCCGTCTGCATGTTCACCAGTAACCATGTTGGAACCAACATCCATCTTTGCGGTCATTGCTAGTGCACCCTCAAAGTCCATTCCTTCGGCCATCAATGCCTTGATGTTCTCTTCGATTCTCTTTTCCTGTACTGCACTACTAATTGGGCCTGTGTTTTCATTATCGACAGCTTCCAAGTCCATTGTACCCAACTCAACACCCGCAGTGTCGGGTTTGATGGGATCATATCCTTCTTGAATAGGTGTGGGTACAGTCATGTGAGGAAGTGATCCTAACACAACCGGAACCTGAGAATATTGTCCATCCATGAACAGACCGATGACCAGTGATCCTGCTTCAATTCTTGGTGTTGAACCAAGTCCTGAGTTACCACCTTCGGTAGTTGGAATCAATACCTGTGCCCAAGGGAGATCAGCTTCTGGAATGTCTAACAGTGAGGGAGAATGTACACCATGAATACGAACACGAACATAACCTTCCAGACCTTCACCTTCGGGAGGTCTCGCATCAATAACAATTGCAGTGAACCATCTAGGGTTATCACCATAAAATTCTGAGGGTATCGCTTTTGGTAATTCCATCACAGTTCCTTCGGCCCTTCATTGAATTTAGAAACAGTTAAGATCGCTTCGTGCAAACCCGCACCACCGTCCTGTTTAAAGATGTTTTTACTGTTTGTGATCAAGAAGTAACCACTCTTTAATTTATCTGCACCCGCTTCCTCTTCCACTTTGTTATCGGGGAATTGGATATTGATTCTATCACCCACACCTTTCTTTCCACCAGCAATGTCTCTTCCACTGATTCGCACTTCGTATGTATTGCGGGACATCATCTGAAGACATGCACGTGTTTTGATCTTGTTGATGTGTGCATCACCATCGGGTTCCCAGTGGAAACTCTTGTAATTGGGGCCGGGTCGATATGTCTTTCTACTCAACACTTGATGGATGACTCTTGCATCGTTCACATGAGCAGGCCCTTGAGTACCAGCGAACTTCTCATCATACACGTTCTGAGTACCATCTTTAGGTATCGCACCCAATACGTCCAAGATAGAGTAATGTTTCCCAACCCAACCTTGAATTCTACCCTCATCTAATTCTGTCATAGTGAAGGCTGCACCACATGTGCCTGATATGATCTGTTCGAAAGCACGTGCCATTTTGACTGCACGAAAACCTTTGACTTGACGGAATCTACCGGCATACGCTGTTTTGTATTCTTGGGATTGCACGTTAGTACCAGCGAAGACAAACGGTTCCCCACTATTGAAAGGAGCCTGTTGTTGTAATTTGTCTAAGGATGCTAATCTGAGTGCATCATCATATAAACTTGCATACAATAAAAAGGGTAGTCCACTACCTGTACTTGCACGATCACGCATCCACTCTACAGCCTCAAGAGGGTGCATGTATGGCACAATCATTTTCCAGTTCTCCTGAACTGAAGGAGTGATCTTGAGTTTTAAGTCTTTACCAAGTTCTGCTTTCAGAATCTTAAGTATTTCAACTTCTATCTTGTTCCCTTTGCCATAGACTTTACTGAACTTCTTCATCTTACTTGTCATGGCATGTTCTTCAACAAGATTGAAGAGGTACATCTCACTCTTACCATCACCATCGCCCGTCTTCACCGCACGTTCGATAGAGTGGATAATCCAGTTCTTCGTGAATGTTGGGCCATCGGGTTCTTTACTACTGGTGTTTACCTGAATGGTAATTGCGAGTCTCTCAGTGCCCATGACACTGTAGTTCTCAATCCAACCAGTCTGATCACCGACTAACAGAGTTCCTGTACAGTACGGTTTTGAAATGTCCTCATAGACTTCATATTCGGATACAACTTTGGTCACATCCTGTGCGCTACCACGGGAAGGAGTTATCACCGCAGATACGAATTTAAAATCCTGAGCATTTAATTCTACGGCCATATTAGATTACTTCTTGAAGTTTTTCATAAACACGTTTGACGACATCTTCTATGACATCTGGTTTCAGAACCTTCATCTGTTTGAGTGCATCATTCTTCTGAATATAATACTCCAAGACGGTCACACCTTTAACTCCAACCGGAATATTTTGAGTGAGAGGATCGATACCAACCCATTCACTTGTGACTCTCAGTTCAGCATTCTCAGATGCTTCAACCGCAGCAAGAGCTTCCTTCTTATCATATGATACCAGAATATTAGAAACTGTGTCAAGGTCAAATGCAGTATATGTCGTTTTCTCGTAGTGATGTATAGCGTTGTATTGTTGAGACTCCCTATAGAGTTCACACGCAATTGTCACACCAGTCTCTTGATCGACATATGTAATTGATTCGGTAGGCCCAAAGTTATTGTCCTTGGGGTTACCTACAAACACCGATGTGACTACTGTAACTTCAGTACCTTCGATATAAGGTATGTTCTGAAATGTAGCCTCTTTCTTAAGACGATCCAGAGACCTTTCAATGGTTGCATCCATAAGGACACCATCACGGTAGAATGTCCATAGACTTATACTGTGGAATGTCTCACGGAAACTATCTTCTACTTCAATACTAGCGAATCCAGATTCATCGACATCTACGGTGTATTCTTTTTGTTCATCGAACACGGTGTTGGTTGTGTCAATAACCATTTGACCCAACTCAGGAATACGACGAACGATTGTCCCGATTGTGCCCGACACAGAACCAGTTACGACTTGTCCAACCTTAAACCCAAAGGGTTCTACGGTAAAGTTTTCTTTGGTGGTTACGGTTCTGTGAGGATATCTCTTTGCAGCGAGCTCGTGGATTTTTTCCTGTGCAACAGGCCATCCAGATTCACGTAGGTGGTCATTCATCAAGAAGAACGTCCAGAAGTAATCTGGATTGTTATACAGTTTCTTCGATACAATATCCGGTCTCTCGCCTGAGAGTATGGTGTAATCCTCATAGAACGACAAGTCTTGCTTGACTTGATCTAGTATATCTACGTAACTATTGATCGCAGGAAAGAAGGTTGGTTTACTCTCATCACCAAACCTATACAGCAGATAGAGTAGTTTCTGACTATATCTCATAATGGTACATCCGATCTGTCGAGTGCGGCTGCTTCCATGAAGTCCAAAGAAATCTGAGTCTCTACGGGGTTACCGTCTTCATGGAATGCCATGTTATTTGGGTTGTATGTTACTGACACACCTCTTAGATAACAAGGTTTGATTTCAGGTGCGTTCCAACCGAGAGCACTTCCGACTTTGATCTTCCATTTTTCGGGGAACTTATAACCAACCTTGATCTCTCCACCGATTGCTTCGGGATAGAGATAGTGTCTAAATTTCTTGACCATAGATTCTACTGTTGCAGATTCTCCCGCATTGACGGGGATCAGAGTAAACGCAAACTTGAATTCACGAATGTTGACTCTCTTAAACAGAACCCGTTGGTTAGGATTGACTGCAACACCAGCGGCACTCTGTGCACCCGCAACAACACCCGCATCAATCTTGCCTGATCTTCTTGCAAGTTCAACCGCAGCGAGTCTACCTTGTGCACCGCCAATATCTGTCTTCAGTGCATCGATGAAACTGTTCGCAGCACCACCAAGTGCAGCACCAACATCACCACCCGCATTGTTTACTGCAGCTTCTGCACCCGCACCGCCGAGGCCTAGATCAACACCGTCATACTGTACACCTTCGGTGATCTGAAATCCAGAAGGAAGATAAAGAACAATGTCCCCGCCTGGTTCTGCGAATGAGGGTTTACCACCCTTTACTGTATTTGATTCAGGAGTATTTCCAGCAATAGAATTCAGTACATCATTGATCGCATCTCCGACATTACCAATTGCATTAGCCACCTGACCTATAGCATTGAAGAAACCACCACCCTCATCGGCAGCTGCCTCTCCACCAGTTGCTTCGGCAACGTCACTTCCGTTAACCTCACCATTTTCTACCTGTTCTGCGAGTTTAGATTCTTGTGCACCTTGATCTGGTGCAGCGGCTTCTCCGCCACTACCACCACCCCCGTCACCGCCAATTACGGTAAAGGAAACGTATCCCAGACGGTCTTCGATCTTGCTTGGAAATTGCATTTACCCATCCTACTAAATAGTTTGAAAACTTCTGTGTTTATTTATATGGCTTATTCCGGAAAGTATACTGTAAAGAACAAAAACAAATATATCGGAGACCCTTCTCAAGTGGTCTATCGTTCTCTGTGGGAAAAACATGCATTTAAATGGTGCGACAATAGTCCCAAAGTGAAACGATGGGGCAGTGAAGAAGTAGTCATACCATATCTATATGAAGTAGACAAAAGATATCATAGATACTTCATGGATTTGGTTGTCGAGTACACGGATGGCAAAACCGTCCTAATTGAGATCAAACCAGATAAAGAGACCCGTCCTCCTACGGGTGCACGTCGAACCAAGAGGTTTATCAACGAGGCAATGACGTTTGTCAAGAACCAGAACAAGTGGGAGGCTGCAAGTGAGTATGCAGCTGACCGTGGATGGTCTTTTCAGATATGGACAGAGAAAGAACTGTCCAAGTTGGGTATACTTCCCAAGTCAACAAAACCACTCAAACCATTTACAAGGCGTAAGAAGTGAGACGCAAAGTATTCTTCATCGGATTCAATCGAACCGCAACAACCTCTTTACACTACCTGTTTAAAAAAGCAGGATATAATTCGTGTCATTGTCTGAAAAATGAGGGTGGTCATATTGCTAGACAGATGCAACAGAATATTGATGCAGAGAAACCCATTCTCTACACGATGGAGAACGTTGAGGTGTTCTCTGACGTGTGTTATACCAAGAACAGTCAACACATCGAAGGCACACATTTCTTCAAGAGATACTATGCAGAATACCCCGATGCATATTTTATTTTGAATACAAGAGACACGAAAACTTGGATCAAGAGTAGAACTAAACACAAACGGGGCGACTACCTAAGAAGATACATGAAGTTCAACAACATCAAATCCCCTGTAGAAGTCAAGGAACAATGGGAAGAGGAAAAGGAAAGGTGGGAAACCAAGATACGTAATTTCTTCACAACTGCAGCCACCGATGCAAGATTCCTAGAATTTCATATCGTAAATGATAACATACAAACCCTCATCGACTTTGTGAAGGAAGATTACCCAAATCTCCTCAAGAGAGATTTTGGACACAAGAACAAAACTCCAGTCTGATTCGTATAAATAAAGATAGAATTTTAGAGGAACACTTGTGTCAAACATTTTTAACAGACTAGAACTGCAGGCATTCCGTGCAGGGATTACTCCCCGTACAAAGGAGAGTCGTGAGTGGTTCATGAAAAAGGCGAAGAACCTTCGATCTATCAACCGTGAACAGTTGATGGACGAAGACCCTATTAAGTCCGGAAGTAAGAGTGTTGTGGGTTCCATGCAGATGTTCTTCTACGACCCCAAACACAAAGATACGCTTCCTTACTATGATTCGTTTCCGTTGGTGGTAGTTGTCGGGCCTGCAGCGGGTGGGTTCTACGGAATCAACCTACACTATCTGCCTCCGATTCTTCGTGCGAAGATGTTGGATGGGTTGATGGGTATTGCAGGAAGCAAACTAGACGACAACAGTAAATTTAAGTTGTCCTATACTTTGTTGAATAGGTCATCTAAGTTAAAGTATTTCAAACCGTGTTTTAAACATTACTTAAACAAACACGTTCAGAGTAAGTTCGCAGAGGTGCCTGCACCTGAGTGGGAGATTGCAACCTTCCTACCGACTGCACAGTTCCGTAAGGCGAACAACTACAAGGTCTACTACGATTCAAGGCAGATGATCTAATGAAACTTGACGAATTCAAAGGTGCGGTAAGTGGCGGAAGTGGTTTCGCATTACCGACATTGTTTAAGGTCACTCTTCCCGCACTAGGAGGAATGAGTGGAGGCGAACTCAACATGATCTGTAAGAGTGTCAACCTGCCTGGCCGACAGATCACATCCACAGACTATGCAACCGGAACATCGGTTCGAAAGATTGCGTCTGGTTATGGTATCCCAGATATCAACCTAACTTTCTACGTATTGAACGACCACAAGGTCACCAAGTACTTCGATGAGTGGCAGAAACTTGCACACAACTCCGAAGGGTACACAGTAGGTTACTTTGATGACTACACCAAAGACGTGACCATCGAACAGTTGCAGAAAGGTACAGGGTTCTCTGCATTCAAGAAACAACTTGGATTCATGAACAAGGTTCCTCAGTCTATCAAGAACAGACTACCCGACTTGGGGTTCCTAGACTTGTCGCAGGGACAGATCGATATTAGTTTGGGATCAAGTGGAAAGAGTATTCGAAAGGTCAAACTGCTTCAAGCATACCCGACATCTGTGAATGACATTCAGTTGGGTAACGATCAGGTAGACCAGATTACAGAACTTAGTGTACAACTTTCAGCCAGAGATTGGGTGGATGAAGGTGCAGAAGGAGCGAACAACGGTTTGGGGGA